TTGAGTTCAGCGTCAAGCATTTCATCAACGCTGTTTATTTTTCGTTCATATTTGCCCGTAGCCCACTCAAGAAATGCGGGTACGTCTGAATTAGTCTCTTCAAGCAAGGCTTTTAATTCCTGCCTTAACTCTTCTTCATTCATCTTGTACTGTTGCTTCTGAGCGTTCATAACCTCTTCGGCACTTGCGATAGAACTGTCACTTCCGAACCCTGCAAAGCCGAGTGCTCTTCCAACGGCTGACGTTTCGCAATTCTCGATGTAACTTGTTTTGTTGATAAAAGAACTGCCCTCTTTCTCGTATGCCGTACCCTCTCCGAGAATTACCCCATCAACCGATACGGACGCCTTCATTACGCATATACCGTTTTCGATTGAGATAACTTCCGTTGTGATTGTGCCCTGTGGGTACAACTTCCTAAACGCTGTTACTCTCTGTGGAACTTCGGCGTACTGCTTACCCTTCACGTCAATGGTCTTAATCTCCGCATTGACTTTCTGTATATCTTCATACTTGATTACTTTCTCTGCCATTAGTTAACTCCTTCCCAATTTAATTCTCTTAATGCCTGTATGAGTTCGCTTATCGTATGGAACGAAAACCAACGCTCTCCCTTGTGCGGATTCTTCCAATCCTCGATGTCGCCGTTGTCTACAAGCACCTTGTACTGTCCGTCCTCACGGCACGTCCACCCGATACAGATTCCTCGATGGTCGGGGGATATAACCTCGTCTCCGTAGTAGATATCTTCGGTCTTCTCCCAATCGAACACTCTTACTACATATGGTCTCTCTTCATTACTCTTCATCTTCATACTCCTTACTTGCTATCAGAATTAACGTTGCACCCATTAGCGCGATTGCCGCAGGAATTATTAAGTGCGTGCTAGATATAGTGCTCATACCGAGCGCGAGCATTATGAATCCGATTGTGATTTTTGCTTTCATTACTCCTGCTCCTGTTCTTCTTCCAAAACATAGATTGCATACTTCTTCTTGCCGTCGTTGATATCCGTTCTGATGTTGTACCCTTCTTGTCTCAGGTCGAATATGACAGCACTCAGTCTGAAACAACCGAACGCTTCAAGGGCTTCAAGTGGTGTTATGCTCCCGTAGTCCATCAGATATCTGATACACATTTCACGCTGAGATACTTCCTTGCCCTCGTTGTACTCCTTCTGCAATTTGCGAAACGTTGTCGCCCTGTCTTGTCTGTTAATCATCTAAACTACTCCTTTCCAAATTTGCTTGCTCTGCGTCATACTCCCATCTGCGTTCTTCTTCTGTCATATGCTCGTATCTGTACGCTTCGGCTTCTCCGTTGTACGCATAGTCGATGAAGTCTTTTATCACGCCTTCGTACATATAGTCGGCAACCTCGTTGAACGGCGTATCATTCAGACATACCCCGTATATCGGGCAGTCTCCGCACGCTTCGTAGTTCTGTATGAAGTCGCACGCTTCGAACATTTCCTCAATTCCTTTGGCTATTTCTCGTGCTTTCATTTCTTGTGCTCCTTCCGAGTGAGAATCGAACGCTCCGTCCGACTTGCACTCTCTTCAGTTTTCCTTCACGCCCGAGCCGATATACAGTTTCCTGATGAATCTGCAACAGTTCGGCTAGTTGTTTTGCTGTGTACAACTTCTCCATTACTCTGCTCCTTGTGTATCTTATTCAGATACATCATCGGTAAAAAAAATATCCATTACCTGCTTGCGAGACATCTTGTATCTATCGCGGATAAACTCTATCTCGCTAAGGCTAAACTCTCCGCCCGTCTCGTTTATCTTGGCGTTAAGCCTTGAAAGAGACAAACCCATTGCCTTCGCAAGCGTTTCCTGTTTACCGTCATTAATTACAATCAGTCCTCGTAGTGCCTGCTTGTTCATTCACACACCCCCTTTCTTCGCTTGTATCTTTTCAGGATACACACATCATACTACTGCTTCTGTATCTTGTCAAGATATTTCTTCTTGCTATTCGGAAATATTTTGTGTACTATATAGATACAAAGACGGAATTTTCTTTTGTATAGTAGGTAGAAAATTATGGAAATGGGAGACCGTATAAGACAATTAAGAATAGAGCACGGAATGACACAAGAAGAACTCGGCAAGGCTGTCGGACTTCAGCGTGCGGCAATCAACAAGTACGAAAAAGGAATAGTAGAAAACATCAGGCGGACTACTATTATGAAACTTGCACAAGTGCTACACACGACACCGTCCTATCTTATGGGATATGAAGAAAAGGAAATATCCGAATTGACGGCACTACAAGAAAGTATTGTAGAGAAAGTTTTTGAACTGACGCCTGAGAATCAGCAGACACTACTTGGTATTATTGATACGTTATTACAAGCACAAATACGAAAGGAGAAAGATAATGAGAAAGGCTAAAGAAATTGTATTTGCACTTGTGTCCTTGCTGACTGTTGTCGTTTGCGGACTCGGGTGCGTTGCCATTGCTGAAAAGTATGTACCTGACTACGAAATGCTGAGCATACCGCTAATGTTCTATGCGTGGTTTCTAGCAGGAAAGGGCTATTCTGCATTGGAAACCCAACTAAAAGAAAAGTGGGACAAAGAAGAAAAACGTATCGAAGAGCACCAAACACGAAAGGAAAGCAAAGATGATTGAGTTAATAGGAAAGAACAAAGCAAAGTTGATTGTCTCCGTCGGTAGCGGAAAGAATCGTAAACGCCACTCGAAGATTGTATTTTACAAAAATAAGACGGAACTGAAAGAACTGCATAGTGCGTTTGAAGATGAATGGAAGATGAATCCGCTTGCGGATATCTCAATCAGGGGACTTGTCGAGAACTATATCAAGAGTAGAAAATCTATCGGAATAGCAGAAACTACCCTGCAAGGGTATGAATCCACCGCAGAACGCATTTATTCGCTCTTAGACGCTCGCAGAGCGACAGAGGTTACACCGTATCAACTTCAGAATTTTGTGTCTGCATTGAGCGAAAAATACAGCCCGAAGACGGTACGCAATACAGTTTCGCTATTATCCTCTTCATATGATAACGCTATCAGACTCGGACAGATATCGAAGAATCCGTGCCGTATGATTGAACTTCCGAAGAACGAGAAGAAGGACATCGACATATTCAGCCGTGAAGACATTTCGGTATTTCTGAAAGAGTTAGCGACAGAGAGACTTGATTATATTGTCGGGTACGAACTTGCGCTGTTTTGCGGTATGCGTCGTTCAGAAATTCTCGGACTAAAGGAACAGGATATCAACATTCCGTTCAAGTGTGTTTCTATCAACAAGTCACGCCACAGAATCAAGGGTAAGGATATCGTTAAGACAACCAAGACTGAATCATCAAAGCGCACACTTGCCGTGCCCGATTTCGTTATAGCGGATATCGAGCGTTTAATCGCAGAGCACCATAGCAAAGAGTATGAGGTGTCGGACTATCTGATACAAGACGGTTTCGGCAAGATGTTAACGCCTGCCGCACTAACACAGCGCATATATTACATCGAGGAACGAGTAGGGCTACCGAACGTATCACTTCACGACCTGAGACACACGTTTGCGTCAATGTTAAATTCTGCGAATGTGGACATAGCGATGATTTCACGAGAGTTAGGGCACAGCTCGATTTCTACTACGCTCAATATCTACACACACGTGTTCGGAAACGTCACACAAGCGAGCCGTTCTATTGCGGATAATCTCAATTCGCAATTTTCTGCCCCTAATCTGCCCCCAACAGAAGAAAGAAAAACCGCTAATGCTTGAAACATAGCGGTTACATTGGTACTGCCTAGGGGAGTCGAATACAAATAAACCGACAACCGCAGACAATTATAGACAATCGCAGACAATAATAGACCGCTTGAAATTTCAACGTTTTTCCGTGAAAATGTAGTGTTTCCAAAGGGTCTACAAAATACGGAAAATTTTGCAGTCTGCCCCCATTCTGCCCCCAATTTGTGGTATAATATAGGTGCACTCAAATATGATATTCATTGCGAAAGTGCTCCTTTAGTTATCATCAAACAATACTCCATGAAACGCAAAAGAACGGGGAAACCCCCGCTCTTTTGTTTTACCCGAAAAATCAACGATTTTCAAGGTACTGTGATACCTTTTTTCAAAAAAAGTCGCTTAACGGATTGCACTCTGTTATAATTACAATATGGATAGTTACACAGTTTACAAGCACACAAACGTAAAAAATGGAAAAGTCTACATTGGCATTACAAACCAACCAAAAGAAAAGAGATGGGCTAATGGCAAGGGATATTCTCATTGTAGAAAGTTTGATAATGCAATAAAAAAATATGGGTGGGACGCTTTCAATCACGAGGTTGTAAAAGAAGGAATTACAAAAGAAGAAGCTGTCAATTTAGAGCAGAAGTTAATAGCAGACAACAATGCCTGCGACGATAAATACGGTTACAACCTTACAAGCGGCGGAGAACACTACAATCACAGCGACGAAACAAGGAAGGTTATGTCTGACTATCGAAAATCCCTTAAAGGTAAAATGCCCGAACATATGAGGGAAGCAATCGCAGAGGGGTTGAAAGGAAACACCAACCACAGAATCTCGGTTTCTCAATATAACGCAAAGACGGGAGAGTTGATTGCTACATATCCGTCCCTCACGGAAGCGGGCTTGCAGACGGGTGCGAAGCCTTGCACTATTTCTTTAGCGTGCAAAGG